CCTTTAGTTGATTGGAAAAAGACGACATTACATCCTTATAAACTGAATCTATGAAGGTGGTATCCTTCTTTAATTCATTATAAAACTTCTCCATCTGTTCCCCCAAACCCATTAAGGGAAATACCGCCTGTTGGCTCCTAGCCTGGAACCCTAACATGGCTAATGCCGCAGTACGAGCTTCGGTGCCTAATGAAGCGTACTTTTTCTCTAATTCTTGGATGAGGGTGTAGACTGGTTTCAAGTTTCTATTAGCATCATAAATATCTATCCCAAACCCCTCCCAAGCTCTCCGATTCTTTAGGAACCCAGCAGTAGAAAGACGAATCATACGAGACATCATATTACCCGCATGTTCCCCCTTGATACTTTGAGAAGCATAAGCGGCTAACATGGCCACCCCTTCTTCCAACTCCATGTTATAGGCCCTCATGGCGGCGGCACCATACCTCCCTAAAGCATAGGCGTATTCTTCTACAGTGGCATTTGCTAGGGTGTTGGCTTTGGTCAATACATTAGTAATCTTATATAAGGATGCGGCATTTTTCTCCGCATCCTCATAACGCATCCCTAAGGTAGTTTGGGAATCTACGGCTAAACGAGTAGCAGTGTCCAAATCCATATGACCCGCTACAGCGAACTTGTTTATTACATCCAATGCTTTTAATTGCTGAGCTGCAGAATAACCCGCAGAACCCAAACGATAATACGCGTTAGCTAAATCCGTAGCGGAGTTAATAGATTCATTTGAAATACGGAAAGCCTCCATCTCCATCATTTTTCTTAATTCAGGAGTAACGTCTTTCATGATAGAAAGAGATTTGGTCATAGCTTGGTCGAACTTACCAAATTCCCTGGTAGCCAATCCTCCTATAAGGGCTAAAGGAGCAGTGAGCTTCATTATTGCCCCCACCCCTGCAGCTTGAACGGTCTTTCCGAAAGTGTAAATCCTCTTTTCGGAGACGTTCATCATATTCATAAAAGAGGTGTTGTTCCCCCTTAAATAAATATATAAGGAACCTAAATTGAAGGAACGAGCACCTATCATTTTTTCTTACCTTTCTTCTTTAGTCCTGTAGCAAGCAACCAGAAGTTTTTAGATTGTTTTAATCTTATTTCCCTATCAACTGCTGATTCCACTTTAGGCTTTTTAGCATAAGAAAACTTTATTAAAAAATCTTTAAGACTTACCTTTTGTTTATTCTTTACCCAGGAACGACGCATCTCCGCCGCTATTTGAGCCCAGTAATACTCCTCTCGTTTGATGGTGGAAGTTTCTTCCTCATTCAAAAACTCCATCCATTCCAAAAACTCCGTAGAAGTAGTATGTTGCTGAACGACCTGTAAAGGTTGATTAAGATGAGAGGCTAATTTATACCAACCTAGCCTCTCACCTTTTAGTCGTTTTTTACTTCTTCGGAATCCACCTCTTCATTAAGCCCACTAAGGTCCTGGGCCATTTTGAAAAGTTTGGATTGAACGGAACCTGGATAATTTGCAATAGTAGCTTCTGGCACACTTTTACCAGAACTGTCCAGCAAGCACATGGACAATAGGGTAGATTGAAGACCGCTGAGGGAGGACATTCCCGCTTGCTGTCCATTAACATAATTAACCCTTTTAGCTACCATATCCAAATACTTGTCCCGCTGTTTACCCGTAAGTTCTCGAATGGTGTGTTCTTCGCCATCCAATTTAACAGCCACTTCTTTCAAGCTCAGCTCAAAACTAATAATTGACATTTTTGTCCTTTCCATTGACAAATGACTTATTTATTTACTTGTTCAAAGAACTTCATTACGGTGCGGTGTAATCAGGTGCTGTTTCCGTAGGAGTAGCACTGTCCGTCTGGTTGGACGGAATAATGGTGCACTGTGCGGTGGGCTGTTCACCCTCTGTATTAGCATTAGGTGTAAACTGGTCCAACCAACCCCAAAACGCTAAAGTCGAACTGTCAGGGAAGTTAATGGTGATTAACTGGTTGGTGTTAATCATAGCCACCACATCATCATACACTACAGGGTCATATGCAGCCACAAAACTGCAAGGAGTTAAACTTACCAACTTTTTCGGAGCTTTGGTGCGCCAGGTGGAGTTGAGCATAGTGGTGGTATCGTTTTCCCCACCACCTTCCATACCAGGAGGAGTTACCTCTTTCTCATAAAAACTTACGGAAGGATAATCCGCAAAGGTAATTGTGGTACTAAAACCATCATCTATTCTTGCCATTTGAATGTCCTTTCTCTATATAAGGTATTATCTTATTCTTTTCAAATACGGTATTTCCGTAATGATTTCAAGTTCAATCTTATTATTTTTATAAAATACCTTACTAATTTTTACTTTAATAAGTTTCAAGAACCCTTATACAATTCGACTTACGGTTACTGAAAAAGGCACAGCAAACAACCACCTCCGCTTTGTACCAGCTTCTGTTCCTAACGGAGTTATCACCTCCCTAGAAACATTATGTAGTCGATACGTATTTCCATCATAAACAACATCTTCGTTAACAATAGTATCCAAATCTTCCGCTATTGCATTTATTTTATTCCAACCATCTTGGTATTCCTTACTTCGAATTTTCAATCGAATACCAAAATGTTGGATAAAGGTGCCAGTCATCAAACGACCGTCTTTATCACCAACCACATCAAACAAACAACAAGCATCATCTTCTATACTATCCCCATCAGGTAAGGATTGCGAATACACAGGCCAAGTAGAGGAACCGGAAGGTTCTTGAAGGAATAAGACCCCTATCAAATATTCTTTTAATATAGCAGTTGGGCAAATCATGAAATCACCTGTTTAATAGTTGCTAAAAAGTTGGCGGTAACCAAAAACCTTCGTTTTGTGCCAGCTTCTGTTCCTAAAGAAAAAATCGCGGATGCTCTGGAAATATTGTATAATATAAATGAATCGTCGCCGTAATCTAAAGGGTAGTTCAGAACAGAATCAAAAGCGGAACAAATGCTATCAGCCTTATCCCAGCCATCTTGATATTCTTTGCTACGCACTCTCAACTGAACTCCAAAATGTTCTATCGTTGGACCATTCATTACGCGACCATCTTTCCACCCTGCCGTATCATAAAAACAACAAGCATCATCTTCTATAAGGTCCCCATCGGGCATCGAACTGACATAACAAGGCCATTCAGCCGAACCCGATGGGGTTTGGAGGAGGGTGATGAAAGTTGCATAATGGCGCAACAAAACAGCAGGCGAAGCATTTAACCGATACCCGTCTTCAGTATCAGGAGGAACATAAGGACCAGGAACGGTCTGAACAGGGTAAAACAACCCACTCATAACTAAAGCCGTAATATTTCCTGATTTCAAAGTCATCCTATATTCGTATCCTTGTATGGAGAACTCTCACTGGGAATCACCGTGAAAATAATAGTTGAGTCGTCCTCTGGGTCTAATATATTATAAACACCCCCACCTGCATCCGTAACTTTACCCCCCGCCCAAGCAGTAAGTATTGTTATGATTTGTTTAAAAGACAATGTGCCCGAACCCGTATCTGTTAGCCAGCCATCTGATGCTTTTAAGGCTGTGATTATTTCTTCAACAGTAGGTAAACCACTCACATCTGCTTTACAATCATTTGGGTTGGCCACGATAGACTCTGGTTGGTATTCACCATACGCCACAACAACCGTATCTTGCTTGACAATCACAATGTCGCCTGCCGCAACAGAAGCATCACTGGCCTTGTAATAGCCCGTCCCTGCCACTTCGGTCAAAGGTGTCCCCGCCGCCGTGCGTACCGTACCATCAGGTTGGTATGCACCATACGTCAGGGTTGCACCTGTATAAAAACCGACTGTAATTTCGTTACTCAACGGCTAATTCCTTTGGTTCCATTCGCTTTTGTAGTTCCTGATTCAGCAAGGCAATCTCCTGCTGCATCTGGGCAATGCCCTGATACCGTGCTTGCAAGGCGATTGCGATTTCTTCACCTGTCATGTCTGCTACATTTTTCTGTTCCTGCATCTCTCTATACTCCTGTAACGATGTTGTCCGGTACATCCTGTGTGGCCGGTGTTATCGCAGACACCGCCGTTCGGTATCTGTCTTGGTCTTCGGCATAGTCAACCAGTTTGACCAGTGCTTTGATTTGTTCTAAGATAACCCTGACGGCAAACTGCTTGTCGGTCTCGCCCGGCTGTTGTTTGTCGTA